CGTTGTTAAATGTAGTTAATACTCCAGAAGCCATATTAATGAAAGATAAGTCATGATCAACAGTTGTATGAATAGTTAAATTAGAGATAACACCTGAATGAGCATTATTAGTTACTAAAAATTGATCAGATGCGTCTTTGATAAGCAAGTTGCTTACATCGACAGAACCACCATTAATTTCCATACCTGTACAAGTATTTAATGTTAAAGATGACATAGTTGCATTATTATCTAAAGAAACTAGTTTTAGCAAACCACAACTATTAAAAGTAGTAGATTGTAAAGAAGAAGTTCCTGTATTAATGGTAATATTACCTGAAGCATATGATTCTTTATCAATTGTTTTATCATTAGAAATTAAAGATCCACTACTTTGTACAACTAAGTTACTTGGTAAAGTAATATTGTCAGACAAAGTTAATGAATCAGAGATTAATAAATCTGGAATAGTAATATTAGTATCACTATTTCTGTTAATAAGAACAGGTTTAGAAGAAGCATATTTGAACTCTCCCTTAATGAAGACGTTGCTAAATGAAGTTGATACTCCAGAAGCCATATTAATGAAAGATAAGTCATGATCAATTGTAGTATGAATTGTAAATTCTGAGATAGTACCAGAGTGAGCGTTATTAGTTACTAAAAACTGGTCAGATGCATCTTTAATTGTTAAAACATTAACATCAATTGTACCTCCACTAACTTCCATACTAGTACAAGTATTAAGTGTTAATGATGACATAGTTGCATTACCATCAAGATTAACTAATTTAAGTAAACCACAGCTATTAAAAGTAGTATTTTGTAGAGATGTAGTACCTGTATTAATAGTAATATTACCAGATGCGTATGATTCTTTATCAATTGTGTAACCATCATTTGATAATGTACCTCCGAGAAGTACGATTAAATTACTTGGTAAAGTTAAATTACTAGATAAGGTAAAAGTATCACCTGTATTAATTAAAAAGTCAGGAATGGTAATATTAGTATCATCATTTCTATTAAAGAGAACACTTTTAGATCCGGTGTGTATTAATTCTCCTTTGATATAAATACCGTCATAATTAGAGTCGGAATTATTAAAGATAGTTGTATTTCCAGAAGCTAAATTAATAATAGAAGTATCATTAGAATTATTAATATCAATAATCAAGTCAGTAATTGTACCTGTATGTGTATTATCAATAACTAATGCTTGTCCATCTGGGTCTTTAATTGATAAGTTATTAAATACAACATCACCACCAAAAATTTGTAATTCACCACATTGGTCAAAGGAGTTATTAGCCATAGTACCTGTTTGTGAATTAAATTTAACAACACCCAAATTAGTGATAGAGTTATTGTTAAAGACAGAACTTCCAGAAATAGTAATATTATTACTAGTATCGTTTCTAGTCAGAGAGACATTTTCACAATTAAATGTACTTCCGCTTTCAGCGATCAAATCAGAAAATAATTGCAATTCTGTATCAATTGTCAAAGTTTTAGAAGATTTAACATATAAATTAGGTAATGTACCAGTAAATCTATCTATATTATTAAAAATTGTTTGATTATTATTTTTTTTGTAGGTACCTGATACAGAATAAGATCCATCTACAAAGTTAGTTGTAGATTTATTATTAGTTTCTATAAACTGAATTAATGATGCAGATGGTCCTGAAGATGACATTAAATTATGTAACGAGTTAATAATACCATTTTGATGACTATCAATAATTAAATAATCTTGATCTCCATTTGATACGTTTGTATCTTTAATAATATTAGTATCTTCGCTAATTGTGTTATCACCTCCGATATCAACGGAACCGTTAAGTAATTTAATACCGAAAGAAGGTGAGTTATGAACAGTAATATCAGAAATAGTATTTGAAGTATCAAGTGTATCTAGTACAAGACCTCCACATGATTGTAATGTAATTCCTGTAAATATTTTATCATTTCCTTTAAGTGTAACATTACAAGCATCACTATTAGCACCTGATGCTTTTTTGAAAGTAGCATTAACACAATTAACTGGTCCTTCAAAAGTTACATTACTAAATATTTCATATTCATCATTACTTATTAATTCAAAAGTTAAATTTGACTTGTATGTAATATCAGGAATATCTCCACTATAATTAGAATTTCTAGTAAAAACAATATCATTAATGTCAACTGATACTGTATTATCAACAACATCTAAAGTAACACCAGTTATAGTAGATGTCGTTGTAGCGTCATTTGTATCACTTGATCCTAATGTTAATAATTTACTATTTTGAGATGAAGGTAAAATAAAATTAAGATTTGTAATTGTACCAGAGTGCCCATTCTTTACTATAAAATATTCATCAACAGCAGAATTAATAGTAACATTATTTAAATCAGTATTACCACCATTAATTTCAATACCATCTTCTTTAGATGTAACAATTTCTAAATTATTTATATTACTTGAATATGTAATATTATTAGCTGTTAAATTAGTTACTGTATTATTTTGATAAAAAGTAACTGCATTTACATCACTAGTTTCACCAAATTTAGTTATTTTAACATTTTCTAATATAATTAATGGTTGATCACCATAACCATATTTTAAATCTAATAATGATCCTCCAAATGCATCATTAGGTACATCAAATTGACCATTTGCACTACTAAAAGTTTTTTCATTAGCAATATCAGTTCCACCACCTAATACAAGCAATCCTTTTTTAAAATAGTAATGCGGTAAAAAACTTTTGAAAAAATCTGTTTGATTTGTATTTCCATTTGCTTCATCTGTTTGTTTAGCACTCTCTACAGCGGCTGCAGCACTTGGATCTTCTTTTAAATGTAAATTTTTTAAAATAATTATTGATCCAGGTTTAGCAATAATCATACCGTAAAGTTGTTTTTCGCTTAAAAAATTAGGATTACCGCTACCATTATCAATTAAAATTTGACCACTCTCAACAATAGTATGTCCATTAGTTGAAAGTTGCACATTAGTATATGACCCTCCTAAGAGTCTAGTATTTATTTGTATTTTGTTTTCTATTATTGTTATCATTCTTATATGATTAATAAAGAATTTTTATAATTTCTGGATAAAATTTAGTTAAAGAATAAATTTTATTATATTATAAATGAATGATACAATACCTTGGATTGAAAAATATAGACCTATGAATATTAAAGAAATTATATATCACGACGAAATTAGAAACACGTTAGTTAAATTGATAAACAATAATAAATTTCCTCACACTATCTTCTTTGGACCACCTGGTACAGGTAAAACTAGTACTATTTTAGCTTGTGCAAGAGAAATATATGGTGAATCATTTAAATCTATGGTTTTAGAGTTAAATGGCTCTGATGACAGAGGGATTAAAGTAATTAGGGAACAAATAAAAGATTTTTCTGAATATAATCAATTATTTTGTAAAGGTATTAAGTTAGTAATATTAGATGAGGCAGATTCGATGACTTATGATGCCCAATTTGCATTAAGACGTGTAATAGAGAATTATACATATAATACTAGATTTTGTTTAATATGTAATTATATTTCTAAACTAATTCCTGCACTACAATCAAGATGTATAACTTTTAGATTTTCAAATATTGATAATAAGAATGCTATAGTTAAGTTAAGGGATATTGTAAAGAAGGAGGGTATTAAGTATAATACGAAAGGATTAAATACGATAATGGATATTACAAAAGGTGATATGAGACAATCAATAAATTTATTACAATCAGTAAGCATGGCGATGGGTTGTATAAATGAGGACAATGTGTATAAATGTTCAGGTGAGCCTAGTGAAAAGATATTTAAATCTCTCATAAAAACTTTAATGAATAACAGTTTTTGTGAGGCATACGAGTATATAAATAAGATTAGATTGGAGTATAGTATGTCTTTAATTGATTTGATAAAAAGAGTAGATAAGTTTATATTCAATTTATCATTATCAGACGATAAATTATCAGATTTAATTACAGATTTATCAGAAATAGAGACAAATTTATCAAATGGAGGAACTGATGAAATACAAATTGGATCAATGATTGCTTGTTTTATGAAATTAAGATATAAAAAATAATATTATTTATATATGGATATAAATAATACTTTAAAAATAAAAGATTTTTCCAAATTACAAAAAATAATTTTAAATAATTATAAGTTTTTAATTAAGTCTAATTCTCAAGATACTAATAAATTAAAAAAATTTTTCTTTAAATTAGCGAAAAAAAAGGCTATTAGAAATATTGAAAACTATAATATATATTTAACAAATGATCAATTAAATTTAAATATTTTTAAAATATTTTTATTATTCTATTATTTAGAATTAAAAAATTGTAAAACTAAATATATTGGTATCGACTTTGAATTTAATACTAAAGTTATCGCTTTAATGCAATTATGTTTTGATAATGAAATCTTTATCATACATCCTGACCAATTAGATAAAAATTGGAAACTATTCTTTATCGAAAAAATTTTATGTAACGAATATTCATTTAAAATTTTACATGGTTCAGATTCTCTTGATTTACCTTATATATATGATGAATTGCTACACAGAAACAGCAATTTAATAATAAAATTTAATCGACAATTTGCTGATACTAAATTCTTATGTGAATACTCTTTTTTCGATAAAAATATTATTTTAGGTAAATGTAAAATTTATGAACTTTTATTAATGGAAAAGATTATTAACCAAAAAAAATATGATGAAATTAAATTAAATGAAGAAAAAATGGGACCAATTTATGATATAAAAATAGATATAAATAAATTATCAGATAAATTAATAGATTATTCATTTTATGATGTACTTTATTTAAGTAGATTGCTAAAAAATTATGAGGATAGGGATTTTTTTAAATTAGTGATAGAGTTAACGCAATTAGTTATGATGGATAAAAGAAATATTCAAGAAATTGTTTTTAAGGAGGAAATTAATAAGATTAATAATTATATATTATTTAAAAATAATGAGATTAAGAAGTTAGTTGAGATATTTAATTTATTTTATAAAAAATTAGAGAAAAATGAATTAATTAATAATTTGTTAAAGATAAATTATTTTAAACAGAATATAATTTTTATAGCAAAATTTGAGTTATATAGTTATTTATTAAATAAATATGTTATTTATGAAAAATTAAGTGATAAAAAAATTTATAATAAAAATTTATTAAATTATAAACTAAATTATTTAGATAAACTTAATTTTAAGAATTTTGTTAATTTAATTAAGAAATATCTGAAAGTTTTTAATTTTTAATATTTATAAAATATATATGTCTAAAAATAAAAAATATAATTATTCCTCACCTATGACAGATGGTGTTTTATCAGGTTTTTCTACCGGACTAGGCTTTGAAAGTGCTAAATTATTATTGCCCACTTTATTTAATCAACCAAAACAAGAAAAAGATTCTTGTTCATTTGAAATTGAACAAATGAATCAATGTTTTAAAAGTAACAATAATTGTGAAGAAATTATAAAATTATTTGCTAAATGTCGAGATAATAAGATTTTATAACCATAATTTTTTTATAATATTAAGTATTAGTAAAAAGAATGAAAGTATATATAGAAATTAGTAAAGATAGTAAAATTAAATATGAGTATAATGAGGAAACTAAAATGATGGAATTAGATAGAATATTACATAATACTAACACCTTCCCTTATAATTATGGATTTATACCAAATACATTATCACCGGATGGAGATCCAGTAGATGTTATTGTTTTATGTGATTATCAATTATTACCAGGTTGCAGTGCAAATATTAAAATTATTGGTGGTATCGAAACATCTGATGAAAAAGGTAAAGATGACAAAATTATAGCTGTTTTAAATGATAAAATCGATCCTAAATCTAAAAATATAAATAATTTAGATGATATAAATAAATATGAATTAGATAATATAATATATTTTCTAAAACATTATAAAGATAATGAGAAAAATAAATTTGTAAATATAGGTAAAATATATAATAAAGCAGAAGCATTAGAGGTAGTATCGAAGTATAGTTTATAGAACTAATTTTAGATTAGATAATATTCTAATACTTAAGATTGCTAAATAGAGTAAAGATACAATAATTGAGATAATTAATATTTTTAAATTATCAGGTTTATCATTTTTATCATTAAGGTTAATTTTACTGGAAATAGAATATAAAATCATAAAAGTCATTACAAAAAGTAAAATTGTATTAGATTCTAAAGCATAAATTAGTGTTTTTTGTTCATTAATAAAGTTTTCTTTTGAAATATTAAATATAAAATTTTGTATAAAAGAACCAAAATTCATCATATATATATATTATAATGATATAAAAAAAAATTACATATTATGAAAATCTAAATCTTTTAAAATTGAATCATTTTTTATCAATTTAAAATGATTCAATATTATATTTTTAAATTCTTCATTTGGATTTTTTAATTTATCTAAAATTGCATATTGATATGTATATTGTTTTATATTTTTATTATATTCAAGACATAATTCATTTTTTTTTTCATATAATTTTAAATTTTTGTATATAGTTTTTAAAAATAAAGGTTCTTTTACAAAAATTTTCTTTTGAATTGAAGTTAGAATATCTAATAATGTAGAATGATCTTTATCCCAATTATCAGAATATTTATCTTCTAAATTATTTCCTAATAATGATAAAATTACTTTACCATCACTATGAAGATTAGGATTTAATTCTATTTTTGATTCATTAGACCTTTCAAAATAAATTTTAGGTGGTGTGTTTGGATAATTATCATTTATTAAAATATGAAATATAAAACATCCATTTTCATAAGGAGTATTTTTTGGTCCTGTTATTAATGCCATCATTTTTTTATGATCGTCTTTATCATATTTTAAAAAAATAGAAGATTCTTTTGAAATTAAAGAATAATTTTTAAAACTAATTAGCTCTTTATTAATTCTATTAATACAAATATTATTAGAAGAACAAGGATAATTTTTAAAATGAAAGTTTTTAAATTCTGCTTCAGATATTAAAAATTTTTTCATAATAGTAGTGTATTCATCATTTTTATCTTCGTTCTCAATAAAAGAGTATTTATAATTTAATATCTTCTGGTATAATTCATCATTTTTATCATTATATTCAATAATTTCATTTTTTAAATTATTAAATTTTTGTAAATTGATTATTTGATAATTTGTAATTTCTATAATTGAAAAAATAATATTAAGTATTTTATAATTATTATTTGTATCTAATTTTACTAAATTAGATTTCTCAATATAATGTTCAATTATATGATGTAAATAAGGATTTTTATTATCTTTTAATAATTGTATTTCATTTAATAAATCTTCAAATAATCTTACTTCCATAAAACTTTTTATATTATTTTTTTTAATATTATTAAAAGTATATTTCCATTTATTTAATGATTCTTGTAAATCTAAATTAAATTCATCTGTATTATATAATTTAATTTCATTTAAAGAAATTATTTTAGAAAGAATAGAATTTACTTTATTAGAATCTTCGCTTATATCAACTACATTTTCATTAATAATATTTTTAATATAATTTACTATAATTAACAAGTTTTTTGTTTCTAATTTTGACCAATTTTTTATTTTTAAAAATGGTGAGTTGGTAATTTTATTAACTATTTCATCATTAAATATATTATAAAAACCTAACAATGGTGGATAATATGGATAATGAAAGGAATTTAAATCAATATTAATAATAACATCTTGTAAATTAATAAGATCTTTTAATTTAATATCAAAATTAAATAAATTATCATCAGTAAATATTAATTCATAATTATTTTGATCTAATACTTTTATTTCATCAAGAATCGTATTAATAATATGTTCTTTTGGAATGTCTGTATTAATAAAATTCTTTTTATATGCTTTTTCTTTCAATAGATTAATATTAAAAGAGTAGTTTGTTTTTGAATTTAAATATTTATAGGGATTCCAATTTTGATTATCATTATTTTTTTCATTTTCTATATCAATATTTTGTAATGATATATGAATATTATTTAAAAATGTTTCTATATCATTATTTAAATTTTTTTTAATTAATTCATTTATTTGTAAATTATTACAAAAACAAGATAAATTTTCAAAATTAATTTCACAATCAATTTTATTTTTAATTTTAAGATATAATGTATTTTCAATAAAATTTATAATTTTAAATTCTTTATGAAATTTATTCATTTCCCAAGATATTAAATCATTTATTGATTTAGTTGATTTATTATTATTAATTTCATCAAGTGAAATATTAAAATTTTTCTTGTAAAATATATTTGACATAATTCTTAATATGTAAAATTTATTTAAATATCTTTATAAATTAATATTTAGTTATTCAATTTTTATCCATTCTTTTAAATCTATTCTACAATAAGGACATCTATCATCATTTTCTACGAATTTTTCGAAACAATCATTAGCACAAAAAATATGTTTACATGTTGGACAAGAAAATATTAATCTATTAGTATCATTAATTTCATCTAAACAAATACAACATGTATTATGTGTATGAACTGTATTATTAAAATTAGTTTTTAAATTAAATATTTTATTTATAAAATTATTATTGATACTATCAATTAAATCTTCATTATATCTATCTAGTTCTTGTATTTTTAAATCTATGATATCAATTAATAATTTATTTAAAATATAATGTTTAATATGTTTTTCAATATCGTTTTCAAAATTATAATTATTTATAAAATTACATAATTTAATTATTTTAATGTTTAAACAAACTCCACATTCACAATCTGACAAATCTAATATTTTATAAACTAATCTTTTTGAAAGATAATTACTTTTACGTAAGTCTTCTAATAAAAATATTATCTTTACAAAATTATTTTCTATAAAATATTCTTTACAGTAATATATATTATTATTATTCTCTAAATAACCATCTAAAAAATTAAATATTAATATATTGTTATTTATATTAATATAATATTTATTATTATCTATTAAATCAATTACTCCTATATATTTTATACCATCATCATTTAATAATAATACTCTATCATCTTCTTTTACCATTTAATTATATTCAATATTTTTCAAATAATATAGCTTAAAATTACTTAAACAATTATTATTTATTAATTGTATCATAGAATGGAACAGAACGAAGAAGCACAAGTTAAAGTAAGTAAAAGAAAACCTGGTAGAACATTATTAGTTAGTAATGAACATAAAGATGAAATCAATTTAAAAGGATTAGAAAATCTTCATGAAACAAGTAGTGGATCTAGATTTTTAGTATTTGATAACACAGATAATGCTAGGGATGCATATGACTCATTAAAAGAACAAGGTGTTAAAGCAAAATATTCTTATTATAAAGTTTTTTTAAGATTGAAAGATGTTAATTTAGATATTGATTATGATGAGTTAAAAAACGATTTAATTAATTTATCATCAAGCTTAGAAAAAGTAAATATTTTATATTTAAAGTTTTATACAAAAGATAAGAAGTTAATGGGAAGTGGTGATTTAACAGTAGATACGAAGGAAGGTTTAGATGAATTAGTAAAAATGAAAGATGTAGAGTTTAAAGATGGCAGTGTAAGTTTCTATAGATTTAAGTTAAAACCGATGGAAAATGTAGCATTAGCTTAATCATAATTTATTTTAAATTTAATTAATTTTTTATTAGGATTTTCGCTTGATGCGAGTAATTGATTAATTCTTATGTTAATATATTTATCATAAGTTTTAGCTTTTTGAATAAAATTGTTAAGATATTCAAGGTCGATTTGTGTAGATTTTTTATTTTGGCATGATTTATATTTTTTATTAAGATCGCCATCTTTAGAGATAGTCCCGCAAGACGCGCGATATGTTTCATATTTTTTAACAACATCGGAAAAAGACGTATTTTTTTTAAAAACTTTTTGATTAACTAAGGAGTGTATTGTATAAAGCCAATAAGTGACACCTTCTCTAGAATCAAGAAAGTTATCAATAGGAAGATATTTATAATATACAATGTAAGAATTTCGGCAGTATTTACAAGGTAGCATATTACCGATAGATTTAAAAAATTCAGAGTAGTATTTTTTATCATTATCGGTTGGTTGTAGTGGATAATTAAAAGTGATAGAGTGTAAAAAATCCCATCCACCCGGTCCCCATTTATTAACGTTCATTTATAATAATAAAGATAAAAATAAATATATAATATAAATATATATATGTTTGACAGATTTTTATTTTCATTAATGAGAGATGATAGTAGTAAAATATTAATATTATTAGTATTAATTGTGTATGTATTTGGTATAACTGATTTGATTCCAGACAAAATTAGATATAATATGAAGTGTCCATTGGGTAAATTTGTATTTTTCTCTATTGTAGGTATTTTGAGTAGTAATAATTTTGAAATGGCTATTTTAGTTACATTAATTTATTTATCAACTATATCTTTTATCGAAAAAGATATTGAAAATTTTACAATATCAATAAATGAAAAAAATAAGATAGATGTAGATATGTATCAATCAATGAAAAATATCAATCCTAATACTAATAAATCTTGGTATTCTGAAAATGATGGTATTTTATCTAATGATAACAAAGAAATATTTAAAAATATTACAAAAAATATCGATGTAGAAAATGGTGTTTTATATGATGGAAGTTGTATTAATTCAAATTTAAAAAATATAAATGAATTCCAGTCTCAAGCTACTAATTATTTTAATAACTTTATTAGTAAAGAAGAAAAAGTAAATAAAGATTTTTCATCAAGATGTGGAGATAATTTAGTAGAGGTGTCTAAATGTGCTATTAACAATGACGATGAGTATGAAAATGAAGAAAATACAATTCCAGCTTGTGCAGCAGCTTACGGTTATTTAGAGAAAAGAGTTTGTAATAAAGTAGATGCAACTGGAAAATGTTTAGATGCAAATAATAATGTATTAGATAATTGTGATACATATGATAAAATTATGAATAATCGTGTTTGCAAAAATAATTCAACAATTCAAACTATTTTACAAACTGATGTAAATGGAAATACATTAAAAAGTTTTACATTAGATGAAATTAAAAATAAATATTTAAAAATAGAAGATTTATCTAAACCAATTCCTGGTGAATTACAGAGTACTGGAACTTATGAAATGAAAGATGGTAAAGTTTTATATTTTGTAAATAATTTAGAAAAACCTTCTATTGATATTTCTAATGAATCTAATACTCCTATGAAAAAACTATTAGATAATTATCAATATGAATATATTTGGAATACACCTAATAATGAAAAATCTACCGTTGATATTATTATAAGAAATTTAACTGATAATACTACCTTGAAACTTGATGATCTTAAATCTGATAATTCTGAAATTTTTGACTCAAATATGTTCGTTTATAAAAGAGATCCTAATGGTAATTTAGTTAATGAACAAAATGAAGTTGTAACATCAGTAACACAAGCTGTTATTAAAAGACATCCTGATTTTCAATACAAAGTTGAAATTAAAAAACCAGTTAATGAAATTGTTGATTTATACACTCTTATTAACAAATTTGATATTCCTTTCGAAAATGAAAGTATAGATAATTCTCTTTTATCAAATAACTTTGATCCTGATAAATATCAAAAATATAAGAATTATTATGATGAATATATTAAAAATAAAGAAACTTGGGAACAAAATACAACAAAAAATATTATGAGAAGTATTGGATGTCATAGATTAAGATCTGATCCAAATAAAATTGGTTATTGGGGTTATGATGAAACATCTAATATTTGGAAATGTTTAGAAAAAGATAAACCAGGTAAATTTTAAATAGTTATACTTT